CTAAAAAATTCTTCAGCAATGTTTGTAGGTACGAAAGCAAACTCGTCTAAAAATATAATATTAAACGTACTACCCCGAACAGCACTTGATGAAGTTGAAGCCGCAACGATTCTACTTCCGTTTTCTAATTCAAGTGATCCTTTGTTCCAGTTTAGTACGCCTTGTTGCATCCATTTTGGCAAATGCTCGTAAGCTAGTTGCAAACGTCCTAATAAATCTCTTGCCGTAGAAGATTTATTGGCTAGTATTGCAACGTTTACATTTTCGTTAAACAAAACGTAATGTAAGAGGTAGGATACAATGATAGTTGACTTTCCACTTTGTCTAGGTAATTTACAAATTGTAAATCTATTATCGTGAAAAGTATCTACCATCTTCCGCTGAAAATCATACATTTGAAAAGGTACAAGACCTTTATCAATTGTAACAATTTTTAAATATTGTTCTATGAAATATTTAGGATCCTCAAGACACTTCATCACTTCTTCTACTTGTTTAGGAGTAAATCGTGATTTAGTATGAGCCTTTTTTAGATTAGGGTTTCCTAAGTATTGATCTATTGTTGTCATTATTTTTTTTCTTTATTTTTCTTTATCATCTTTTGTAGTTCGGTTGTTGATCCTACAAACAAGGCATTAGTAACACTTTTAGGACTATCGCCTTTTACATCTTTAAGTTTTTTTAATTTATCTTGCAAGTCTAATAGATTTTGTGCTATCTCACTTTGCGTTTTGATTAATTGGCCTGCTACTTCATATGCACGAGGATGTTCTCCTTCTTTTGCTAATGCAAGTATGCCATCTATTGCTGTGCTACCTTTTTCTAGTAGATTATATAATTCTCCTCTACCAGCATCAAAGTCTGTATCTACATCAGCGTTTTCTGGTGTGACAGATTTCTCATTAACAATTTCTAAAGGATTTTTATCTTCTTTTTTCTCTAGTACTTCTTCGGCGATGTTTAGTACTTCATTTAACTTGTCATCAATATTACTCATTTTAAAACCTTTTCTTATTATGTATCGTTACCAGTTTCCTCATCATAGTTTTTTGCGTCATCAAAAAAATCTAAAGTAGTTGTATAGGTATAACTGTCATCTTTATCAGCACTCGTTGGGTTTAGTGTAACCGTAACTCTTTCACTACGAAATGGACTTTCATCAGCTGTAGTTTCATATAGATCAGCAGAAGCTTTTTTGATTATAGCAGATGTACTAATCGGTCCATACAAATATATTTTTGCTGTAAATTTTAATGTGTAAGTTATTCTTCTTGTTGATGTTAATGAACCAGCATAAGTATCTTCGTAATCAACATTTTCTAATATAAATGGTATATCTCTTTTTATATCCATTGTAGAATTTTCAATCATAGTTACTGTATAATCAGGTTGAAAGTATGGAAGTATTTGTTCTATAATTTGTAAACCATCATCCGAATTAGAAGTAAAAACATTTAACTCAAAGCTGATATCATAAGGAACAGGAGAGTATTGAGAGTTTAATTTTGTTGTATCAGCATTTGTTGTAACCGCAGTAATCTTTTGATTTTTATTTAACTTACGAGAAGGATCATAACTATATCCAACAACATCAAAGGCCATACGAGGTAGAGTAATCGCCACTTTTGAATCTGATCCAGTTAAGCTTGCTTGTTGTTCTAGTCTTGCAATGAATTTTTCTTTAGGAGAATAAGACAATGGTATTTTAATAGTCTGTAAAGGATTCCCGCTAGAATCCAAACGTTTGATACTGATATTATTAAATATCGTACCAAATGCTATTACGCTATTTCTAATTTGTTTATGATAAAAATGTTGTCCAAACATTAGTATTCGTCAACCTCTCCAAATGGATTTCTTTCGCTGAAATCTAATATATCATCTGTTGTAGATGATGTGTTTGTGCCTGCAGCTGTTTCAAATGCTTTTCCTTGATCTACAGGTTGTTGTGTTGCCATAGTAAAGCTTTCATTGATAAGATAGTCAATAGCACCAATACTACTTTCTATTACAACTGCTCCTGTTTCGTTCTCTAAAGAGAATTGGAATGCCATAGTATCAGTAGATATATCAGTTGTGCTAGTATCAATTTCTGTAACACCAGTAGATACTGTTTCAGAACTGTACTCCCATTTAGTACATGATAATTTATAAACAGGTAAAGCACTTTGTTGATAAAAAGGTTGTTCATGTTCAACAAACTGTATTTCAAAAAATGCTTTTGTAGTAGGGAAATAAACTATATCACCCTCATTAGGTCTTGAGGATTCTTGTAGATCAGTATTGTTTGAGACCAAAGTTTCCCATCTCAATTTAGAAACGGTAAACTTAATATCATCTCTTAATTCTAAACCAAACTTTTTGATTATCTCTTGCTCACCCATGTATCCATCAGTATTGTCAACATACATTTCTATAATGTAAGAGTCATCAAAAGTTGAAGCAGGATCCTCTCCGAAGATAGTATCTTTATTTGCTATCTTTCTCGGTAGGTAATAAACATCTTGGCCATATATCTTAAGCTGTTCAATTATTAAATCTTCATATAGTCTTTGCTCAGATGTAGTGCCAGTGTTGAAATAAACATTAGTTGGCATTTAATTCTTATCCTTGTTGCATATGTGCAGGTTCTTCATAAGTTGATCTAATTTCTTCTTCAAGTTTTTGTTGTTCTGCTGTTGCCGTTGAAAATAATTCAGGTCCATTAAGTGTTACTCCACCCAACATTGCTGTGCCATTAAACTTGGATAAATTTTGTCCCCATTGTCTTTTAATTAATGTTGTAGTATATCTTTTTAACATTATATCATCAAACATATCTGTGTAGGTTGCAGGATCCAATCTACGATAAACTTCCATAATTAAAAATTCTCCTGCTGTAATATCGTTTGTCCAATCTTGGTCAATGTATAATTTGTTTGATAGATGATTAAATCTCATAGGTTTCTCTCCAACCAATATATGATCTAAGAAATCTAAATGTTTCATTGTCATCTCATAGTGAACGATACTAGTTGATGAAAAATCATATAAATCATTTAATCTTAATTGATATCTAACATCAAACATATTTAAGTTTGCTCTGTCGGATAAAGGGAATACGTTTACAACGGAAATTACTGTTGAAGGAACTACAAGAAAATTATTACCTTGTTTCCATGCAGTAGTAACTGAATCGGATGTAACAGACTCAGATGAATCTGTTGTCATACGAGTGACATCAGCTGCCGTCACTTCATATTTTAAATACATTCTTTCAACACCATCTGTATGATATTGACAAAAGTATTGTACCGCTTCATCTATTCTATCATCTACCTGTTCGTCATCAACATTTATATCGATTACAGGTTTACCTAATGCTCTTAAGCAGTATTCTTTTAATGTAGCTTTTGTTGTTGGTGTTGCCATAATTTTTCCTTATAATACTATTTAGTTATCCTAATGCAACCGCTTGTGCAATTGCAAATGCTTTTGTTGCCTTTGTATCTAAAGCTGTCTGTATATTACCTGTCACTCCATCTACATAATTTAGTTCTTCTGGCGTAGCAGTTATCTGCGTTGCACTTACAGCTGCTAAAACAGGTATAGTACCCGAAACATTGGGTAAAGTTATTGTTCTATCTGCTGTTGGGTCAACAACATTAAAAGTGGTTTCAAAATCGTCAGCAGTTGAACCCTCAAATGTAATTGATCCTAAAACTTCTAAGTTATTAACAGAATCGCCACTTGTGACAAACTGCATTTTTTTAGTAGTCGAGTTGTATTCTAATATCTTACCATTACCAATAGATGAAAGATCAACATCATCATTGTCCAGTATGTTAGTTGAACCACCACCACCAAGAGTAGATAGTTGAACAGAAGTTATATTTTTAAATCTTAAAAATTCTTCTGTAAGTTTTTCTAAAGTATCAATAGACCTAAGTTTAGATATTTTATCTTTTTCTAAATTATTAGCAACTTTCATTTCTGAAATTTGCTTGGATACTTTATCTATAATACTATCGTCATATTCTTTTACTTTTTTAGGTAGTAAATATTCTAAAAGACTTGAAGCTGCTTGAACTTCTTGTGTCTTGATTGCAATGGCTTCATCTTTCTTAGGCTCTTTTTTAATCTTAACTTTAGGTTCTACTTTCTTTTCTTCAACAGGAGTTTTCTTTTCCTTTTTTAAAGTAGTAAAAAATTCTTCTAAAGCATCAATCTTTATTTCTTCTTTCTTAACTTTTTCTTCCAGTTGTTCTTTTTCAACTTGTACAGTAGATAAAAAACTATCTAACTTGTGTCCTAAAACATCAACCTCTTTTGGAAGTACGTTTTTAATTCCTTGTTGAAATTTTTGCTCTTGTAATTGTCTTATTTGTTTTTCAATATCTTCGTCAATTTCGTTAACCTCATTAACCTTTTCAACAACTCTTTGAATAGTTGGTTGAGCAACTAAATCAGGCCATTTACTGTTAAGGTAATCTTTAGTTGACATAACTTATCTAGTTACGCTAGGTGTTACCGTAACTCTTCCTTCAATTCTTCTAGTGATTAATCCGGCACTAGTAGTTGTTGTTAAATCCCAAACATACCGACCTTCAGTTAAAGTATTTGATACCGTATCTGTCATAGTGATAGAACAAGTACCATCTGTTGCACTAACAATAGCAGTTGTGAAAGAGTATGCAGTAGTTGATAGGTGGGTTTTTCTCACCTTACTTGTTATAGTTTGACCTGTTAAATCCACAACCGTTCCTGTTGAATCTTTAACAGTCAAGGTTTGTGTAAAATCAGCGTCTTGGTCAATAGTAATATTTTGTATGGTTGCCATTGGTCAATCTCTCTATATATTTAAACATTTAAATTACTCTTATATTTATAATATATCTAATACGCCCAACTAACAAATGAATATCTAATGCCTTTTGTACATTCTGTTACTTCGTGAGGATACATAAAATTAGACGGAAACATCAATATATCTCCTGTCTTTAGTTTAATTGTAGTATCCCTACAAGTAAATTCTGAGCCTTCGTAATCTTCATTTAAATTACCCACAATAGATACTAGAGGAACACCTTTTTTCTTACCATCAAATATATCGTGTATATGATCGTAATGTTTTCTCATAATAGTTCCTACCTGATATCTATTAAAACGAATAGTAGAATAACTACTTAACCATGTTGATCCTGTTTTCTCGCCATCCCAAGAGCATATTCTTTGATACTCATCTAATGCTTTTGAGATTGCCAGTTTAAGTTTATCTTGTTGATTTTTAGTAGATGGCATTACATCTAACTCTTTTGTTTGTTCAGATGTATTTATTCCAGTAGTATAATTATTCCACTTATGTTTTGTCCATTGTTTAATATTACATTCATCAATGACCTGTTTACATATATCTTTAGGAATAGTATTTGCAACTATTATATAGTCCTCAATTGAGTTCATGATTAGTTATACTTATTATTTTGGTATGCCTAGCATAG